TACCTTCCAGTGGTCTAAGATGAAACTTACAATCACTCGCAGTGGTTCTATCGGTAAGAGTGGACTTCCTAATCTTAACATTGAGTTCCGTCAGATGGCGGTATTCGATGAAAAGGGTGACAAGAAGAGCGGTCATCGCAATATCCTCACAAAGGATATTAGTGCTGCGGCTACTGAAAAGTAAGTAAAGCTTTTATTTTTTATATGATTTAAAATTAAACTTCAAAAGGCGGTGAGGTAAGGGAACTTTCCCAAGCCGCACCGCTTTTTATATTATTAAACATATTTTGATATGAAAACATCAGATAAGGAAAAAGTAGCAAAGACACTTTCCGAGGCATCTGTAAAGATTAAGGTTGGTATGTTTCGCTTTAAAGTGAAGCCACTTACCTTTATGCAGATTTATGAAATGGGTGTATTCGGTAACTCTATCAAAGAACCAACATGGAAGGAAGGCGATATGATGAATATCATCCCTCTTTTGTTTGAGCACTCAGAGACAGCTCGTTTAATGAGCGAGATTTTTATCGTGTGCGCCTTTCGCAAGAAGTGGGCACGCAAAGTATGGGGGCGATATATACGCAAGCACCTTGATATTATGGCATTCAATGAGCTTGTGAAGTTTATAAGTGGTTCTTTCAATGCAAATTTTTTCTTAACCTCTATAACTTTCCTGACCCAGACGAAGATAATGACGGAGCCGAAAACGACTCCCCGTGGGCAACAATCGGAGCAGTAATGAAGTACTTTCGTATGAGTTACGAGGAGGTCGTATTTAATCGCTCATACCTTAATATTATTCTGCTTAACCGCTCGATTCCGTCCTTCAATACAAATACCAAGGATGAACCTAGAAAAGGCAGCAGACAGCAAAAAAAGCCACAAAAAGAGTATCATAAGATAGATAAGCCAATCTCTGCTAATGATTTCTTTATGGGCTTTATGTAATAATCACATAAATAAGCAAACAATATGGCAGCAGCAGATGAAATACTTGGAATCAGCGGACAGATGGATATTTCCGATATTCAAGCATCACTTGATAAGCTTTGTGATGGTTTGAACCGTGTCGGCGTTGATACAGAAGCCTTATCTCAGAGAATGAATAAGGCACTTAACGATGTGGCGCAATCCGATGAAGACCTTGCGACAAAGACCACCAAGGCTATGCAGGTTCTCAAATCTGCTATGGATGAAGCTACGAAGGGGATTCAGTTAGTACCCGAAATGATTGATACTGCTAATAAACGAGTAGAAACCATTGAAGGTACTATCGGTAAACTTAACGAGCAGTTAGCTAAGACGGAAAAAGGCTCAGAGGCATTCGGTTCACTTACTAAGCAGATTGATGCTCAAAAGCATTCTTTGGAATTGGCGAAAGGTGATGTGAAAGACCTAGTTGAATCTTATGATGGTGTTAGAAACTCTATCTCTCAGGTAAATGGTGCGTATCAGGCATTAAGTGCTTTCTCCGTAGCAAGCACAAGCGCAAATAGTGTTCAATCCGCAACGAATATTGCTGTAGGGGCTACGGCTACAACGGCAGCAACCGCTACATCAGCAGAAGCAGCGGCACACGTAGCTAATGCCGAGGCAGCAACACAGAATGCCGAAGCCGAGAATCAGAATGTAGAAGCAACCAAACATCTGACAGAAGCCTTGCAGCAGTATATTTCCGTTGCTTCTGGTCGTGCCGAGATTGAGCGAATGCAATCAGAGAGCGCAAAGGAGCTGAAAGCGGATATGAAGTTGTACGAGAAGGCTATTGAAGATATTCAGAATAAACTTGGTACAACCGACTTTGCTAAAAATATCGAGGAAGCAACAAAGAAGATTGAAGTACAGAAATCAAAGATTGAGGGTTATAAAAATGCCATTAATAATCTTACTGCTGCGGATAACGAAACAGGAAATGGTGCTAACTACTATAATAATCTTATAGAGAAAGCACTGTCAAATATTGATGCCCTTCAATCAAAAATCAATGATTGGCAAACGGAACAGCAGCGACTTAATGCAGACCTTCAGCAATACAATGCTCTTCTCGAAGCTGCGAATAAGATTCAAGGCGGTTCAACTATCGTTCAGTCTGATGCAACATCAACTGTTAAAATCAATGTTGAGGACACATCATTATCAGAACTGACTTCTAAGCTTGATGAGAGTAAGCAGAAATTGCAAGATTTGGAAGCAGAAGTTTCTAAGATGGATGGTAAGCCGCTTGGGGATAAGCAGAAAGAAGATTTACAGAAACTACAGTCTGAGATTGAAAAGACAAAGAATAATATATCTGTATTGCAAGAGGCTATCCGTGAGAAGAACGAAGAGACTTTTATTGGTAGATTGCGCAATCAGATTTCTGATTTCGGGCAGAAGATTTCCGATTTCGGACAGAGCATAAAAGACAAAATAACTCAACCTGTAGATGAGCTGAAAGCAAAAGTAAGCGGTTCTTCCATCGGTCAGCGTTTTAGTGAGGAGTTCGCACAAGCAAAGTCTGGACTAAATAACTTTAAGGATGGAATCATCAATGTAATGACTGCCAATGGTAAGTTGCAAGGTGAGATTGGTAAGGTCGGCGAAGCTTTCAAGGCTCTTGGTATTCCCGTAACGGGTTCTCTTACGGCTATTAAATCTGTAACAAAAGCTCTGTGGGGAATGTGCGCAACACCAGTGGGTGCGGTAATTGCTGCAATCGCTCTTGCTTTCAAGGCGGTGCATACATGGATGACTAAATCCGCAGAGGGTCAGAAGGTCTATACAAAGCTGATGGCTTACTTTGGTTCTCTTGCTAAGTCTATCACAGATATTGTGATTATCTTCGGAGAATACTTGTATAAGTGCTTCACAAAGCCAAACGCTCCTCTCCGTGACTTCGGTAATAACTTCGTGAAGACGTTCAAAACTGCCGTGAAAGCAGCGGTGAATCTTATTGGAGGTCTCGGAACGACCATTAAAGGTGTGTTAAATATGGATTGGGACACCTTTACTGCTGGTCTTAAAAAGACTTGGGATGGAATTAAGGGTGCTGGTGAGACTGTTATTGGCGCATTCAAGACGAGTGTTTCGGGAGCGATTGGTGTTGCTAAGACTGCTTATGATGCTTTTGCAGGTGATGATTTAGCAAAGAAGTTAGCACCTTCTTTAAATGGAATGCTTTCTAAAGCAAAGGAAGCAGCTTCTCTTGCTGGTAAGATACAAGAAACACAGATTTCCATCAAAAAGAATACAGAGGAGCAGTATAAACTTAACGAAAAAATCGCCGAGATAAAAAATAAGATATATTCGTTGCAAGGTAAGGAAAAAATTGCAGCCATTGAGGAGGCAAGAGCACTTGTTAGGCAGAAATATGATTATCAGATAAAACAGCAGCAGAAACTCGTAGAATTGCATGAAAAACAAGCAAATCTGCACACTAAATCATTGCAAGATATTGCCGCAGAGCGTGAACTTAGAATACAGGTACTGAGAACGCAAGTTCAGCAGAATAGTGAACAGAGAATGCTCATCAGGCAAGAGGAAGCAGCAAAACGTTCTCTAGCGAATAAAGCAAAATCGGATGCTAAGAAAGATGCTACTCAGCAGAAGCAGATTAATTCAGCAGAAGGGAAGCTTGATGATGTTATCTATAAGAATGCTTACGAAAGAGCAAAAGCTTGGCAATCTTTGGAACAGGAGGTAACCGATGCTAAGATTAAGGCGATGAAAGAAGGCGAAGAGAAGGTCATTGCCGAGCGCAAAAGAGAGCTATCCAAAGAAATTGAGCAGATTGAAGAGCGAAAGAATGCAGCTATCAAGGCAGAGCGTGACCGACAGAAAGCAGAATTTGAGGCGCAGCAATCTGTTATCAAGGCAAAGGGTGGTAAGGCTGAGACTTGGGACGATAAGAAGCATCTTGATTCGAAGAATATTCAGAAGATTACAGAGCAGTACACCATCATTGAACAGAAGACCATAGAATCATACAATAATGAGATTTATGCTGATGAATTAAAATCATATCGTGAATACCTGAAGGAGTATGGTAACCTCGAACAGCAGAAGCTCGCTATCGTTGAGGAGTATAACGAGAAAATCAAAGAAGCAAGGGCTAAAGGTAATCTTTTCGAGGAAGCAAAGTTGAAAACTGACCTTGAAGAGCAGCTAAAGAAGCTCAACTTTAATGATTTCAAGGATTCTATCAACTGGGATTCTGTTTTCTCTGATATGGGAAGATTGAGCAAATCTTATCTCGAAGACCTAAGAAAAAAGCTCAAAGACCTTCTCGGTTCGGGTACTCTTGATATTGATGATATGAAGGTTGTGTCAGAACAGATTGGTAAGATTGATGATGCTATTTCTGAGCAGACTGATAAATGGGGATGGTCTAATGAGAAGGTGCGAGAATATAATCGGCTCTTACAAGAGTCTGCTGACGCACAAGAGCGATTAAGAAAAGCTACAGTAGAGCAATATAATGCACAAGAACAGCAGTCTTCTACGAAAATTGCTATACAGAAAGTCTTTGCGGAGACGGGGGTATATGTAGGTACTGATAAGATAACCTCTCAGAATAAAAGCACACTCTTTAATGAGAATAAGATGAACCTTAGTAATGAACAGCTTGAAAAATTAAAGAAACTCTTTAATGAGCTCGCTGTTTCTGAGGTAAAAGTAGGAAAGGCAACAAAGGAAGTAAAGAAGGCACAGGAGGATGCAAATATATCACAAAATAAGGCAAGAAAGTCAATTAAGCAGATTGCAAACGAATGGGCGGAAAGCATCAGTAATGTTGCGAAGAAACTACAAGAAGCAAGTGAATTGATTGATGCTCTCGGCTTTGGTGATTCAGACCTTGGAAAGAAGCTTAAAAGTGGTGCAGATGCCTTCAATAAGGGCTCGCAAGCAGCATCAGACTTTGCTACGGGCAACTATATCGGGGCAGCTATTAACGGTGTAGGGGCTATCAAATCGCTTGGTAGTGCTCTTGGTATCGGAAATGGAAGTAATGCGAAGGAGGTTGCGGAGACTACAAATCGCCTTACAGAATCCAACGAGCGATTGCAATACTCTATTGAGCAGTTGAAGAGTTCGATTGATAAGACTTCGGGAATGAGTGCCGTCAGCAATTATCAGAAAGCCTATGATGCACAGAAGCAAATCAATAAGCAGAGTATGGAAATTCTTCAATCACAGATGGGTTACCACGGCTCGCATCATTCTAACGCTTATTATTGGAATCTGTCGGCGCAGGACTATGCGGCTATCAATCGCACGTTGGCACAGCAATCAGCGGTCAGAGGTGGTTATGTTAATTCTACGATAAACAAGGTAAGTTCTTTGGAGGATATTTATAAGCTTACCCCAGAGCAGATGAAGGATATTCGCACATACAACCAAGATGTATGGAAGAATATGACCGACCAGGGTAAGTATGATAAAACTGAGTATTGGGAGAACTATACCGACCTTGCCGAGAAGCTTGAAGAGCTGACTGATAAAATCAATCAGAATCTTACGCAGACAACCTTCGATTCGTTAAAGGACAACTTTATCAGCAATCTTATGGATATGAGTAAATCGGCGCAAGATTTCGCAAATGATTTTACAACGATGCTCAATAAGTCTATGCTTAACTTTGCCGTTGATGACCTTGCTAATAAGAGACTTAAAGCCCTTTATGAAAAATGGGCAGATAAGATGAAGCAAGGACAGCTCTCTAATGACGATTTGGATATACTTCCTCAAATCCGCAACCGCCCTCATAAGATGACACAGAGGTCAAAAAGGTAGCGACACTGTGGCAAAAGAGGGTG